TACAACATTCGCTGAGATAGAGATGGGTTTAAAATTATTATTGTTAGTAGTAACCATTGGTTACACTATAAATAAATGGATGCAGCTTAAAAATAAAAAATAATGTTTAAGTATTTTACTTACGAATAGTTCGATTCGCCTGACGTGCAAGGTAGCGGGCAGATGATGAGTAAGGATCTTATACTTATACTTGAAAGTGTTAGAGCTGAGCTTGGTAAACCTGTTGTTATAACCTCAGGTTATCGCACTCCAGCGCATAACGAAAAAGTAGGTGGGAAACCTAACTCATCTCATTTAAAAGGTCTAGCGGTTGATATAGCTTGCAAAGACAGTAGATATAGATTTAAACTTCTACAAGAATTAATGGAACACGGTATAGACCGTATAGGTATTGGTGATAGTTTTATTCATATAGATATTGATAATGATAAATCACCTGATGTAATTTGGACATATGGCAACTGATAAAAAAACACTTAAGTGTAATAAACCTCGGCGTACGCCAGATCATAAAACTAAATCACATATAGTTAAAGCTTGTTCTGCAGGTAAAGAAAAAATTATAAGGTTTGGTCAACAAGGTGTAACAACTGCTGGTAAAAAAACAGACGCTAAGTCTAAAGCTCGTAGAGCTAGTTTTAAAGCTCGCCACGCTAAAAATATTAAAAAAGGTAAAATGTCTGCTGCCTATTGGGCTGACAAAGTAAAATGGTAATTATGAATAAGTATGTTAAAGATATGATGCATGAGAGAGAGTTAATCTACGATGCAAAGAAAGCAATACACAAAGAAGATAAAAAATACAAAGCTGTTTTTGAAATGAAAGGATCTACACTACATATGGGTCATAGTCCTATGCACAAACATTGTACTTCTGCTTTAAGATATGGATAACCAATGAAGCAAGAAGATCTAAAAAATGAATTAACAAAAGAGCAAAAACTTAAAATGGCAGGTGAAGCTATTGGTGAAGATGTTTCTTTTGAAGTTAAAACAATGGACGATCCTAGATCTTCAAGAAGAATAGTTGAAATAAAAAAACAACTAGAAAAAGAAAATCCAGAAAAGTACGAAGAGATATACGGTAAATAATGAAATCAAAAGGTTTAGGAGACGACATAGCGAAATTTACTAAATCTTATGGTGAAAACCAATACAATAAGTACGGAAAATAAAACAGATTAGGACTGTACAAACCTTGCTAAAACACAAACACAAACACAAACACAAACACAAACACAATGGCAAAATTTATAGCAATTAAATCTTCAGCTTCTGGATTAGGCGGAGGAGATTTTTTATTTAACGTTGATCAAATTATTACAGTAGAGGCTGCTTCAGCGACTACAACAACTATTCTTTTAACTAGCTCTCAAGCCGCGGAAGATGTTGTAACTTTAACTCATACAGATGTAGGTACTACTCCTTCAGTACGTGATTCAATTAACGCTGCGCTTACCGCTAACCCGGGTGGTGTAAAAGCTAAGGTAAACCTACCTAGTGGCGTAACCGTATCAGGTGTTGCAATTGCATAAGTATGAAATCTAGAGGTTTAGGAGACGATATAGAAAAGTTTACTAAAGCTACTGGTATTAAAACCATAGTAGATAAAGTCGCAGAGGGTTTAAACGTCCCCTGCGGCTGTTCTGCTCGTAAAGAATGGTTCAATAAAAAGTTTCCAAATAAATTATAATGGCTTTTAAATTAACACCACCGTTTTCAATAGACAATACTCCTATATACAGTGTAGATATGGAGGACGGCGTGTTAGGTAAAGCTAATAATAACGGTACTATCATTATAAACAAAGATGTACCGTGTGGTGAAATACAAAAAGTTATAAACCACGAAATGGTTCATATAGATCAAATGCGTAGAGGTGATCTTGATTATGACGATAAATATGTATACTGGAAAGGTAAAAAAATACCAAGATCTAGTATAAATGAAGGGGCAAAGGATTTGCCTTGGGAAAAAGAAGCTTACAATAAAACAAAATAAAACAAAAAAAATGCCTTACAAAAAAAGTCCAGCTTCGTTTATGAAGCACGAAAGTAAAGCCGTAGGATATATTGCGAAAGGATCAGCCGCACATATGGATTCTGCAGTTAAAAAAACAAATTTAGATGAGTTTGGTAATCCAATACCAAAAGACTTTAAAGCTGACGCTGCTGGAGTAACAGGGACAGTAAGAAAAGTAACCTCAGAACCTATTGCGTTTGGAGATCACGGTTATGGTATTGGTAATCCACAAGTTAGAGATGTTGAAGGTAAAATTATCAAAGAAGCTGGAAGAGATCTTAGAGATATGCAAGATCCTAAAGCATCTAGACCAAATTACAAAGGTCTTATTCCTTCTGAAGAATTAAAAGGTAAAAAATATATTACAACTTCAATTGATAATAGAGGTATTGGTCAAATGTCTCCGTATAAAATGCATGGAGATCCAAAAACGCCACATGCAGATTCTACTGACGGTAAAAAAGAATATGATAAAAAAGAACGAGGAAACGTTCTGAGAAATGTTATAGATTCATTACAAACAGTTGAACAACAAGGTGAACTAGCTGCAGCAAAAAAATATGGTAACTTTACAAGAGCAATATCAGAAGGTAACTTACCATCTATAACTAGAGGAAACACAAGGGGTAGAAGCGTGAGCACTTCAGACGTAGGATATCTTGATACAAATAAGTCTCCTTATGGCAAAGGATTACCAACAGATGGATCTGAGTCAACTAGTACGACTAAGGTTTTTCAAGAACAACAAAACGAAATGGCTAAGAAAAAACCTAAAACTTTTCCATCACTAAGAGATGCTGTGAGAGGAACATTTCAAGGTTATAGAAATTGGTAATTAATGAATAAAATTCTTCAATTTATAACCGGGGGTCTCATTAAAGATGTTGGTAAAGTTATAGATAACTTAACAACTACAGATGAAGAAAGGCTTGCGGCTAAACTAAAAGTTGAAGAGTTGCTAGAGCAGGCTGATAAAGATGCTCAAGATCAAGTAACAGCGAGATGGGAATCGGATATGAACTCTGATTCCTTCTTGTCTAAAAATATACGACCAATGGTTCTTATATATCTTACTGTTATTTTCACTATACTGTCTTTATTTGATGGTAATGTAGGTGAATTTAAAATAGCAGAGCAATACGTACCAATATTCCAGTCGTTACTTATAACAGTGTATGGCGCTTATTTTGTAGGGCGTACTTGGGAAAAATCAAAAAAAATAAATAATAATAAATAATTATGGGACAATACGCAGGACAACCAGACTTTGGAACATCCGCTTCTGAAATAACAGCTAGCAATACTATAAGCTCTGCTACTTATCTAAACTCTTCAGCTCTATTTATTGGTAGTGGCGGGAATGTAACAGTTATAATAGCAGGAACAGTAGGGTCTTCTGGATCAGGGCTTCCAGCGGCTAACCAAGCTGTTACATTTAAAAACCTATCTAATGGTTGTTTTCTACCTGTTATAGTTGATTACGTTTTAGCTACAGATACAACAGCTGCTGATATCATAGCTGTAAAATAAAATGGGATTAGGAATAGGATTAGGTTTAGCTTGGTGCGGGTGCGGTGAAGATTCAAACGTTGCTTGTAGTGAAATAACTACGTCTGGAGGTGTAGGTATAACAGACGATACTATAGCTTTAAGTCCTAGTGGAGGTGTTATAACTATCATGTTTAATCCTCAAGGAGTTCCTGATAAAATGGAAATATACCACGGAAATACAACTACTGGAACTAAAGTTGCTACTTCTGGAATGACCACAGTTAACGCTGGTCCTTTCGATAATGTTTACGGTACCGTTTCAACAGGAGATATAATACCTACTATATCTCAAACAAACGCTACAGATCAATTCATAGGTACAAATAAAGGCGCTGTTCCAACTAGAGCATCTGCTTATACCGCTGAAACAGGTATAGCTAATCCTTTAGTTTCTCCATACCAGCAATTACTGTGGTGGGTTTATACGCCTGCTGATTATCAAAACGGAGTTTTCGTAACAATAAGAGTTACAGGACCTAGCGGAACAGGTTGGGATTACCAAAGATATTGTGATACGCCGTAAAAAATATAAAAACAAGTAACTATATAATTATAAACAATTAAATTAAATTCAATGGCAAAAATTACAAATGAACAACTTGAAAAAGTTGTAAAACAACAAGAAGAATTAGGCGGACTATTAAACCAAATAGGAGCTTTAGAAGCTAACAAGCACTCGTTGCTTCATAAGATAGCTACTGTAAACGAAGGTATAGAAAAAACCAAACAAAGTCTTGAAGAAGAATACGGTAATATAAGTATTGATCTTAAGACGGGTGAATATACAATTATAGAAAGCGAAGACGACAGTGAGATGGCTGTTGTTAAATCAGAAGATTAAAATGAATTCTGTTATAAGAAAAATCAGTATTGGTTCTGATTATAAAAACGATGCGATGCATTATTCGGTGGGTCAGCAAGTATATGGCGGTCACGAAATATCGCACATTTTATTTGAGGACCATGATAGTTCTTATAATATTCATATAAAGAAAAACAACGAGGTATTGCCATGGAAAAAGTTTAATAAAAACATGGCAATATCTGTTGAATATGATTTAGAATATTAATGAAAAGCATATATGATTTTATCATAAAACCTGTTGGTAAGGTTTATGATAATTCTATAGATATAAACGGTAAAGAGCTTTTGTTAAATACGAGTATAGACAAACATAAGTTTGTAAACAACAAGGCTGTTGTAGTCTCAACACCACTTGCTTTTGACACGCCTATAGAAGAGGGTGATGAAATTATAGTTCACCATAATATCTTTAGAAGATATTATAATATGAAAGGTAAAGAAGTTAATAGTAGTAAATACTTTAAAGAAGATCTTTACTTTTGTCAAATAGATCAAATATATTTATATAAAAAAATATACAAATGGTATGCGTTTGCTGATAGATGCTTTGCTATGCCACTTGAAAACAATAATGATCTAGAGCTCGATAAAGAGCAAAAGCTTATTGGTGTATTAAAATACGGTAATAAGTCCTTAGAAGCTAAAGGAATAAACGAGGGAGACACTATAGGGTTTACACCTAACAGTGAATTTGAGTTTATTGTAAACGACCAAAGGCTTTATTGTATGAAATCAAATGATATTGTAATTAAGTATGAGCACCAAGAAAACCAAGTTGAATATAATCCAAGCTGGGCAAAGAGCAGTTGAGGAATTAATTAAGGTAGCTAAAGAACCTATTGTAGATTCAGATGATGACATCTCAGCTGATCGTTTAAAAAACGCAGCTGCAACAAAAAAGTTAGCTATATTCGATGCGTTTGAAATACTTAACCGTATTGAAGAGGAAAAGAATATGCTTGAAGATAATTCAAGTGATAGCAAGCAAAAATCCTTTAAGGGTTTCGCAGAAGGTAGATCCAAGTAATGTATAAACAAACTTTATTTACTGTACTTACAGATCATATAAAACCTCACGTGCTTAAAAGAAATAACAAAAGCAAAAAGTGGGAGTACGGTTATAATAAAGAACATGACGTGATTGTTATAAGTAAGACCGGTCAAATAGGTGAAGTATATGAAATACAAAACCTTAAAATAGCGTTACCACCTTTTAAAGGTAAACTAAATAAGGATAAAGACAAATGGTCTAGAGAAGAATATCCTAAAGAATTAAATAAAATTAAAAGTGTATTTGAGTGGAATAAATACCCAGAGCACTTTAAAGAAAGATGGTATGATTATATCGATGAACAATTTAAACGTCGTAACGAAGGTCATTGGTTCAATAACAAAGGTGTTGCTACTTATCTCACTGGCACTCACTACATGTACTTGCAGTGGAGTAAAATTGATGTTGGGGCAGCAGATTTTAGGGAGTCAAACAGATTATTCTTTATATTCTGGGAAGCTTGCAAAGCAGATCAAAGATGCTACGGTATGTGCTACCTTAAAAACAGACGATCAGGTTTTTCATTCATGGCATCAGGCGAAACTGTTAACTTGGCAACAATCAGTTCAGATTCAAGATTCGGTATCTTATCAAAATCAGGGGCTGATGCTAAAAAAATGTTTACAGATAAGGTAGTACCTATATCAATTAACTACCCGTTCTTTTTTAAACCAATACAGGACGGTATGGATCGTCCAAAAACAGAACTAGCGTACAGAGTACCAGCATCAAAGCTAACTCGTAGGAAACTAGATCAAGGTGAAACACCCGACGAAGTAGTAGGACTTGATACAACTATTGACTGGAAAAATACAGGTGACAATAGTTATGATGGTGAAAAATTAAAACTACTTGTGCATGATGAATCAGGTAAATGGGAGAGACCTGATAACATATTGAATAACTGGAGGGTTACAAAAACAACTCTTAGATTAGGTAGTAGAATTGTCGGTAAGTGTATGATGGGATCAACATCAAACGCTTTAGATAAAGGTGGTGAAAACTTTAAAAAATTATACTATGCTTCAGGCGTTACAAAAAGAAACCGCAACGGACAGACTAGCTCAGGACTATATTCTTTGTTCATACCTATGGAGTGGAATTACGAAGGATTCATTGATACTTATGGACACCCTGTCTTTGATACGCCGGCAAAATCAGTTGAAGGAGCCGACGGACTTGAAATTGAAGTAGGTGTTATAAACCACTGGGAAAACGAAGTTGAAGGTTTAAAAGGTGATCAAGATAGTTTAAATGAATATTATAGGCAGTTTCCCCGTACGGAACAACATGCTTTTAGAGATGAAACAAAACAGTCTTTATTTAATCTAACTAAGATATACGAGCAAATAGATTATAATGATGAATCTGATAACTCTAAATTAATAACAAGAGGTAACTTTGTTTGGCAAGGTGGTATAAAAGATACCGTCGTTAATTTTATGCCAAATAAAAATGGTAGGTTCTTAATTTCATGGGTTCCGCCTATAGAATTACAAAATCGTGTAATAATAAAAAATGGAGTTAAATATCCTGGTAACGAGCATTGTGGTGCTTTTGGATGTGACTCATACGATATATCAGGTACAGTAGATAATAGAGGATCTAACGGAGCTCTTCATGGGCTTACAAAGTTTTCTATGGAAAACGTACCGGCTAATATGTTTTTCTTAGAATACATATCAAGACCTCCAACGGCTGAGATATTCTTTGAAGATGTGCTTATGGCTTTGCATTTTTATGGAATGCCATTGCTTGCAGAAAATAATAAACCTAGACTTTTATATTATTTAAAACGTAGAGGTTACAGAGCTTTCTCAATAAACAGGCCAGATAAATTAAAACTGTCTGTAGCGGAAAGAGAGATAGGTGGAATACCTAACTCATCAGAAGATATCAAGCAAGCTCACGCTGCTGCTATAGAGTCTTATATAGAAGATCACGTTGGGCTTAAAGAAACTATGTATGGTAATATGTATTTTCAAGAAACATTAGAAGACTGGGCTAAGTTTAACATAAACAATAGAACAAAGCACGATGCTTCTATTAGTTCTGGTCTAGCCATCATGGCGTGTAATAAAAATAGGTACACACCTATGAACATAGTTAAAAAAAATGTTGTTCCTTTAGGTTTCAAGAAATTTGATAACCAAGGTAGTATTTCAAAAATAATAAAATAGATGATTTATACTAATTCTAGTAGCACTTTTCCAAGTCAGGTAGTACCAGACGCAGAGAAAAAGACTTATGAATATGGTTTGTCCGTAGCCAAAGCTGTCGAAGGCGAATGGTTTAGAGGAGACAGAGGAACTGGAAACGGCGGAAGGTTTGGAAATAACTGGTCTAGATTTAACGATTTAAGACTATACGCTAGAGGTGAGCAAAGTGTAGCGAAGTATAAAGATGAGCTATCTATTAATGGTGATTTATCTTATTTAAATCTAGACTGGAAACCAGTAGCTGTATTATCTAAGTTTGTAGATATTGTAGTAAATGGTATGACTGATAAAGGTTACGAAATAAAGTCTTTTGCTTCAGACCCTTATGCTCTAAAAGAAAGAACTAATTATGCTTTTAATGCGTTAAGAGACATAACCAACAAAGAGTTAATACAAGGATTTAACGACATTACTGGTAAAAACTTTTTCAAAACACCAGATCCAGATCAATTACCTGGGAACAGGCAAGAGTTAGACATGTATTTGCAATTAAATTATAAACAAGCAATAGAAATAGCAGAGGAAGAAACTATATCTAATATTTTTGATTATAATAAATACGAAGAAACAAAAAAACGTTTAGCTTACGATTTAGCTGTTTTAGGTATATCAGCTGTTAAAACTAATTTTAATTTAGCTAATGGTATTACCGTTGAGTATGTAGATCCAGCAAGTTTAGTTTATTCATACACAGATGATCCTAATTTTGAAGACATATACTACGTGGGTGAAGTTAAAAGCTTATCACTTGAAGAAATTAAAAAACAATTTCCTGACTTAACTCAGGCTGATTTAGAAGAAATACAACAATACGCTGGTAACAATAATTATAGAACTAATTTTTATAATTATGACTATGATACTAATTTAATACAAGTATTATATTTTGAATATAAAACTTATTCTAATCAAGTATTTAAAATAAAGCAAACAGATCAAGGTCTTGAAAAAGCTCTTGAAAAACCAGACACGTTTGATCCACCAGAAAGTGACAACTTTAATAGAGTGCATAGAGCTATAGAGGTTTTATATAGTGGTGCTAAAATACTTGGGCAAGAAAAAATGTTAAAATGGGAGCTAGCTGAAAATATGACTAGGCCGTATAGCAACCAAACAAAAGTTCAAATGAACTATAGCATATCTGCGCCTAGAATGTACAAGGGTAGAATAGAAAGTATTGTTAGTAAATGTATAGGGTTTGCTGATATGATACAGCTTACGCATTTAAAAATACAACAAGTGCTAGCGCGTATGGTACCAGATGGTGTTTATATAGACGTTGATGGTTTAGCAGAAGTTGATCTTGGTAATGGCACAAGCTATAATCCAGCTGAAGCTTTGAATATGTATTTCCAAACTGGTAGTATTGTAGGTAGAAGTTTAACGCAAGATGGTGATCCTAATAGAGGTAAAGTTCCTATTCAAGAGCTACAAACCTCTTCTGGTATGGCTAAAATACAAGCGTTAATACAAACATATCAATATTATCTACAAATGATACGTGATGTAACAGGGCTTAACGAAGCTAGAGACGGTAGTCAACCAGCTAAAGATTCATTAGTAGGTTTACAAAAATTAGCAGCTGCAGCCTCTAACACAGCTACAAAACACATACTCCAGTCTTTAATGTATTTAACAGTTAGAACAGCTGAAAATATTAGCTTAAGAGTAGCAGACATGTTAAACTTCCCATTAACTAAAGAAGCTTTACTTGGATCTATAAATCAATTTAATGTGTCTACTTTAGAAGAAATAGATAAGTTAAACGCACATGAGTTTGGTATATTTTTAGAGCTGGAACCTGATCAAGAAGAAAGTCAATTATTAGAATCAAATATACAAACAGCTTTACAGGCTGGTCTTATAGATTTGTCTGATGCTATTGATATTAGACAGATTAAAAATTTAAAATTAGCTAATCAATTTTTAAAGTATAGACAAAGAGTAAGAGCTGAAGAGGTTAAACAAGCTCAGCTACAAAATATAGAAGCTCAAGCTCAAGCCAACGCCCAAACAGCTGAGCAGGCGGCTTTAGCAGAAATGCAAAAACAACAAGCTTTAGCCGAAACTGAATTAAAAATAGAGCAAGGTAAGTCTCAGTTTAAAATTCAGCAAATGCAAACAGAAGCTGAAATAAAAAGAGGTTTAATGGCTGAAGAGTTTGGTTATCAAATGCAATTAGCTCAAGTTAAAGCTCAAGCTGAAAAAACAAAAGAAAAAGATATAGAAGATCGTAAAGACGAGCGTGCTAGAATTATAGGTACACAACAATCAGAAATGATTTCACAGCGTCAAAACGATGAACTACCTAAAAACTTTGAGTCATCTGGATTTGACTCACTAGGAGGATTTGGACTTGAACAGTTTGAACCTCGTTGAAAATAAAATCCTTTAATTTTATACTATTATATTATGTCAGAAGAAGTAAAACAAGAAGGAGAGTTTAAAATAAAAACTCCTTCAAAGCCTAAAAATTTAGGTGATAATATAGGTGAACCTATTAAAGTGAACATGAAAGAACCTTTAATAGATATTAAGCCAGATGTTAAAAAAGTAGTAATCACAAAAGAAGACGCTAATGCCGTTCAAACACAGGAGACAAATGATAGCGATGCTATTATCGAAGAGTCCAAAGACAGTAGCGACAGCGAAGAAGTGGTTGAAGAAGTACGGACCGCCGAAGAAACAATAGATTCTCCTTTAACTGCAATTGAAGAAACAAAAGAGGAAACTAAAGAAGTTGTACAAGAACAGCCACAGCAAAATGTTGTAGAGCAAAAACAACTACCAGAAAATATTGACAAGCTAGTTACTTTTATGGAAGAAACTGGTGGAACTGTAGAAGACTATGTTAGGCTTAATGCAGATTATACCAACGTTGATAATAAGACTTTAATTAGTGAATATTATAAACAAACTAAACCACACTTAGATTCTGAAGATGTAAGTCTTTTATTAGAAGACTTTGATTACGATGAAGATATAGATGAACCAAAAGATATACGCAAAAAGAAAATTGCGTTTAAAGAGGAGGCTGCAAAAGCTAAAGACTTTCTTGAAGGCTTAAAGAGTAAATACTACGACGAGATCAAGTTGAGACCGGGCGTAACTCAAGACCAACAAAAAGCTACAGACTTTTTCAACCGATACAACGAAGAGCAAGACTCTATAAAGCAAAAACAGGATATTTTTTTAAACAAAACATCTAATCTTTTCACTGATGATTTCGAAGGTTTCGATTTTAATGTTAGTGAAAAAAAATTTAGATATAATATTAAAAATCCTAAACAGATAGCAGAGCAACAATCTGATATTACTAATTTTGTTAAGACGTTCTTAAACAATAAAGGAGAAATGTCAGATGCTAAAGGTTATCATAAAGCTTTATATGCAGCGCGAAATGCTGATACTATAGCGCAACATTTTTATGAGCAAGGCAAAGCTGATGCTGTTAAAGATGTTATGGCTAAATCTAAAAATATAAGTAATGAACCTAGGCAAACAGCTTCTGGTGATGTATTTATAGGGGGTTTAAAAGTAAAAGCAGTTAGTGGTCTTGATTCTTCAAAATTAAAAATCAAAACAAAAAAATTTAACTAACAAAAATTATAATTATGGCTTTAACTCCACAATTTGGTTCTTTGGTGCCAACTTCAACTCAACAGTTGCTGGCTACAAACTACCTACAATTTAACACAGGTGCTGGTGCGGATTTTGCACAACAGTATTTACCTGAAATTTATGAACAAGAAGTAGAGCGTTACGGTAACCGTACACTATCTGGATTCTTACGCATGGTTGGCGCAGAAATGCCAATGACATCTGATCAAGTTATTTGGTCTGAACAAAACCGTTTGCATATTGCTTATGACGATTGTACACTACCTGGTGGTGGTGTTATCCGAGTAGCTCCCGCAGCTGGTGCAGCTACGAAACAAAATGTTATTTCTGTAAATGATACAGTAGTAATTTTGGACACTGTGACTGGTGCTGAGCAAAAAGGTATTGTTACGGCTTCTGTACAAGCAGTTGTTGGTGGTACTAACGGTGATATTACTGTTTCTAACTGGGACGGAACTGTTGGTGGTGCTGGACTTACTTCTGGTAGTATCAAAGTATTTGTATATGGTTCTGCATATGCAAAAGGAACTAGCATGGTAAGCGGCGGTAGTGTTGCTGCTGGAACTCAACCTAGAAATTCTATCACTCCTCAACTAACTCAATACTCAAACTCTCCAATTATTATTAGAGATCAGTATGTAGTTAATGGTTCTGATATGGCTCAGATTGGTTGGGTAGAAGTTGCTACTGAAGACGGTACTTCTGGATATCTATGGTATTTAAAGGCTGAATCTGAAACTCGCTTGCGTTTTGAAGATTACCTAGAAATGGCTTTGATTGAAGGTGAGGAAAGTGCAATTGGCGCTGGAGCTGGTGTAGGTGCAGGTCTTGTTCCTGGTACTCAAGGTTTATTTGCTGCTATTCAAGAACGTGGTAATGTAGAAGTAGGATTTACTGCTGCTGCTGGACTAGACGAATTTGATGCAATTCTTAAAAACCTAGATACCCAAGGTGCTATTGAAGAAAACATGTTGTTTTTACAACGTCAAACTTCACTAGATTTTGATGATATGCTATCTGCGATTTCTGCTGGTTCTGCTGGTGGTACTGCATTTGGTCTTTTCGAAAATTCTGAGGAAATGGCATTGAACCTAGGATTCTCTGGATTCCGTCGTGGTTCTTACGATTTCTATAAGACTGACTGGAAATATCTAAATGATGCTTCAACTCGTGGTGGTGTTACTGGAGTAAATTCTATCGAAGGTGTATTAGTTCCTGCTGGAACAAGTACAGTTTACGATCAGATTTTAGGATCTAACATCCGTCGTCCATTCTTGCACGTACGATACAGAGCTTCACAGAGTGACGATCGTCGCATGAAGTCTTGGTTGACTGGTTCTGCCGGTGGTGCTTTTACCTCAACTCTAGATGCAATGGAAGTAAACTTCCTATCTGAAAGATGTTTGGTAACTCAAGGTGCTAACAACTTTGTACTATTCAAAGGAGTGTAATCACTTAAGTAATACTTACCCCTGATGTAATTTCAGGGGTAACTATTACCTTTATTAATTATTTAATTTTATTATATCATGGCTAAAGAAGCTAAAGCAGTAGAAACAACTGAGGTTGCACCTCAAAAAACAGTTAAGGCTAAAACTGTAGAACAAAAACCAAGTAAACCTGAGTGGGAAATTAAAGAGCGTATTTATTATTTAACAGGTAATAAATCTCCTTTGACTTTAAAAATTCCAGGTAGACACACTAAAAAACATGCATTACTATATTTTGACGAAGCTACAGGTAAGCAAAGAGAAATTAGATATGCAACAAACCAAGACTCACCACTTGTTGATGAGCAAAAAGGTGAAGTAACTTTAGGTCATATTATGTTTAGAGATGGATCGTTAACCGTACCTAAGCAACAACAAAACCTACAAAAACTACTTTCATTATACCACCCTTTGAAAGGTAAATTGTATCAAGAATTTAGCGCTGTTGAAGAAGCAGGAGACGAACTTGATACTATTGAACTACAAATAGACGCACTTAATGCAGCTAAATCTATGGATATAGATCAAGCAGAGGCTATTATGCGTGTTGAGGTTGGTTCTAAAGTATCTCAGATGAGTTCTAAAGAACTTAAACGTGACTTATTATTGTTTGCTAAAAACAATCCACAACTGTTTATAGAACTTGCTAATGACGAGAATGTACAGTTAAGAAATGTAGCTATCGTAGCTTCTGAAACTGGCGTTATTAATCTTTCACAAGATCAAAGAACATTTACTTGGGGTAGTAATGGAAGAAAACTAATGAACGTACCGTTTGATGAAAACCCGTATTCAGCAATGGCTGCTTGGTTTAAAACAGACGAAGGCGTAGAAGTTTACAAATCAATAGAGAAAAAACTTCTTTAACGTGTAATAATATATCAGGGCGTGTAATGCGCCCTGTATATAAATAAAAATATCAATGGCAATAAACGTAAACACTGTATATCAAACCGTTTTACTTATACTCAACAAAGAACAGCGTGGTTATATAACACCTGATGAGTTTAACAAAACAGCTACACAGGTTCAATTAGATATATTTGAACAGTACTTTGATGATTTAAACCAGCAATTACGAGTGCCACAAGCAGATTATGATTATTCTGATAGACAAATTAATATAGATGAAAATATATCTATTTTTAAAGCTATTGGAACTTGCGGTTTTAGTACTAATCATTTTAATTTACCAACCACAGACGCAACAAGCGGAGCTACCGTTGTTTATAATGATAATCCTGGAAATGATGAAGTAGCTTTTTATAGACTTGGAACAGTTACATACACACCTGCAGCGGGTGATCAAGTAGAATTACAAAGATTACAGCGTAATGAATTTTACAACATACAGGCGTCTCCACTTACAAAATCAACAAAATCATTTCCTACATACTTATACGAAAATAATAAACTATTTGTAAGACCTATTGAACTTACCTCTGGTATAGAAGCTTCTTTTGTTAGAAAACCTCTTAATGTAAAGTGGGCTTTTTCTACTGGAAATTTAGGTCAATATGTTTATGATCCTAACAACTCTCAAAACTTTGAGATAAACAACAATGAACAAGTAGAAGTTATTTTAAGAATACTACAATATTCAGGTATTATAATTAGAGATCCTCAAATAAT